TCAGGCATGTCTCTCAGTGCTTGGCGATAGGTTGCCCACGCGGATCGCTGGCTCTCATTGAGCGGTGACCCTTCCAGTTGCGTCCAGTCTGACTGAGACAGTTGATCATTGCGCTTCTCTCTTTCGAGCTCAGTCCACGGAACGACTGAAGCAATGATCTCGGCGTCGATATGAGGGTTGGTATCGGTGGTGACAACCTCGAGATCAGACGCATCAATGCTAAACGCCTGAGCTACCTCATCAATGGCGTCAGCATCGGCACTCATTCCCTCGAAACTGTCGCCGCTCGTACCATCCAAGCGGTCCACAAATTTGCCCGTGGATATCTGCCTGTAGCCTCGGTATAGATTCGAGGCTGGAAAGTTAGAAGTCATGATACCGCCAAGCTATACACTGCCACGAATCCAAGCGTGGCCGTTCCGCTGGTGTTCGTCGTTTTGGCCCCGATCACAATATCCGTGATCGTTGCCGTGAAGCTTACGTTATCCAGATTCGTTGCCCCCTGAAGCCCGCTTTCCCATCTATCAAGACTCCCATATGCGCCTGCCGTGCCGGTCCAACCGCCCATCTCATACCCTGAGATACGCGGCCCCATGAAAGTCGTCTGGAAACCTTCCGAGTTATTGTCTCCGTCTTTGGCTATGTCGCGTAACGAAGCATTTACTTCAGTGGTGTTATACTTCCACACCCCGCCGCTCTTGCTTGATGCGGCCCCTGAGCTGCCCTTCCATGAGCACAGCACCACAATGGGCTTGCTTGCAGCGATGGATAGTCCAGTAATGGTAGCGGCAGCAGCTACGGATGTTGAACTCGTGGTAAATGGTGTCGTCGTTCCACCTTCATACGTCCATGAACCACCCGCAGCCGTAGCCCATTCAGGTACGCCGCCAGAGGACACGCTGTAAACTTGGCCCTCACTGCCGATTCCTAGTCTGGCGAGCGTGTTATCACCAGTGGCGTGCACTGTATCGCCACTGGTGGTCACTACGCCCGGAGCCGTCAAGTCAATATTACCGGCAGCGCCGAGGAATTTATTCCAGTCTGCGGCAGTCACCGTGTCACCCGTTGAGCGAGTTATACCATTTTCCCAAGCCATGATCTCTTACCCTTCTAGCCCCAAAGCTGCGATGTCCCTAGTTTTGCCGATCCGAGCACGAAGGCCACGTCGTTGCCCTCGGTTGATTCAAGTGTGAATTTCGTGGTGTACATACCCGGCCTCAATTGATGCGTGATCCCGCTGATGTATCCATCCTGGCTGATAACCGCACCCCCGCCAGGTGGCGCAAATTCCACCGTCACCCGGTCACGTATCTTGCGCGTGAGCGCCTGAGTCATGAGGTCGGTATTCGCTTGAGGTGCAAGATTCACCTCCTTCACCCGTACACGCGGGTCTTTGTACACGATGATAATCGTATCTGCTATCGCATCCAGTGCGGCATCGGTGCTCGTCATAAGTGAACTCTTTGAATAGGAGCGCTTCCCATACGCGAGGATGCTGTCAGAATCATCAGCCGTCTGGGCGGAGCCGCCCGTGCGCGTAAGGCTTACATCGTTCCGGATCAGCATCGCATCGTAGTCGAGCCTCACGTCCGTAAGGGGCAGTGCAGCAGTCCCGAGCGTTGCCTGTGAGGTATTGCTCGCTGTATCTGAGAAGATGCTGTTACGGCTCTTCCATACGACAGCGTTATTCACGTCAACGTACATGGCACCTTGCTCTGAGTCCTCACTTGTGTTCATAGCGCTTAGACAGCTTACGCCCGCGAACGCAGTCGCCTGGAAGGTCTCATCACCTGTGTCAATTTCACGCGAAACAATGCCGCCAGCGTTGAGTATCTCATTCACTGCGACGTCGCTTGTGCCTGCCGAGGTGGTCTTGGTGATATCCGCTCGCTGCATGTCTACCATTCGATCAGTGGCACTCAGTTGGGTCGTGGCATTCTTCATCTGTTGGTAGCTCATACCCCAGTCAGTCACCTGTCCCGTGAATACCCGATGATCAGCTCCACTAGTCGGGTGCGTGATATATACCCTGACCCTGCGACCGGGCAAGAGGTTGCCATAGTGGGTGCCTGCTGCATTTAGGGGGTCGAACACGCGAGTGGTATTGTCGAGTGTGATATTGCAGCGCCCTGGCGCGAATCGCTGAAGCTCACGAGAGCGGCCTCTCGTGACCGTGACGCCCTGTACGTACGTGGAGATGTCCGTGTAGTCACTATCTGCATCTGGTGAGCCTAGCTGCACGGCGCCTAGACCACCCTCGCCCAGCAACCAGCCCGCATTCTCCGCTCCTTTGTCAAACCTGACGAGCACCTTCACTGCGGGATATGCGACGGCTGCCATTAGTTTGTCGCCGAGAGGAGATCACCCATTGGCCCCCCGCTATCCTTATAGATTTTTGCGTATTTAATAACTTGCTCGCCTGTCGCTACTGGGTCCGTAACAAGGCCGGTCATATTGATGATGTACGTGTCGCCTCCTACGTTCCTGCCTGTACGGCTCAACATAAGAGCTTCTGCGTGCGCTGCTTGGACGGTAGCGAAGCTACCCATCAGGCCGCTGCCAACCCCCGCTCGCTGCTGTGCTATCTCTCCACCAGTTAATATGTCCCCAACACCCCCTGCGACACCCTTTATGACGCCAAATATATTCCTAATCCCCGATTTAAGCCTCTCCGGCAGCAAGTCGATCGCTTTTTTTATCTGGTCCCACAACCATTGTCCGATCTTGCCCCCAAGTGTCTTAATTCCTTTTAACAGCGCCTTGCCGATTGCTACCCCAATGTCGAAGAACAGCGGGATGATCTGGCCGAAGAGGGTGAAAAAGAGCTTGATTTGATCGACGATATCTTCAAAAAGACCGATGATAGTCTCCTTGAGTGCACGCCACGCGCCCGAGAAGTCACCCGAGATCAGCAGCATCAACGCATCAAACAGTCCCGTGATAAGGTCGAACGCCATCTCGAGGCGACCTGTAACGATGTCGATCACGGTCATGATAATCGGCTCGATCTCGTCCCAGTGCTCACGCAGGAAGTCAACGATACCGCCGAACACAGTCTCAAACACTTTCTGGATGTTCTCGATTGCAGGCTTAATGGTGGCATCGAAGTAGACCAAAAACTCGTCAAATTTCTCCTGTAAAAACACGAAGAACTCGTCCATTTTAGGCTTTATTAGCGTGATAAACGCCTCGAAGACCGGCCCCAAATTATCGCGTATCCACACCACGAGCAGCTTGATGCCGTCTATCAATAGCCCGATACCATCGACAAGCGCCGACAGTGCTGGCTCAAGAGCAACGACCGCCTGGTTCTTTAGCAGCGTTAACTCGTCACGCCAGGTCATCGTATCGGCAGCGACCGCGTTGATGGTGTCTGAGCCACCAGCGATCGACTCCATGTAGTCATCAATCGAGAACCGGCCCTCGAGAATCGCGGCAGCCATATCGCCACCAGCACGCGAGCCGAAGGTCTTCATGGCAAGGCCCGTCGCTTCAGCGCTCGGCCCGAGTTCGGTGATCTTGGCGATCGTGTCCGCCAGCCCCTCTCGCATCGGGATGCCCTCACGGGCGAAGGTGGACTGCGCGATCTTGAACGCCCCGAGCACGAGCTCGGCGTTGACCCCCTCCTTCTCCCACTTGGACAGTAGCGCGGTCGATTCTTCGATGCTGAATCCAGCAGCCCGCAACGGTGCACCGAAAGCCACGAGAGTTCCAGCGAGCTTGTCAAAGCCCACACCAGACACTTGCGTCGCCCGAAACAGCATGTCCATCGTTTTCTTGGACTTACCAGCCCCGATGCCCCAGTCTCCGAATACACGTGTGGCTGACTTGACCGCTGTGGTGGCATCTACGCCCGAGACTCGTGCCAGGTTTAGAACCTGTTTTGACATCTCCTGGAGTGGCTTCCCAGTCAGGCCCATACGGGTGTTCAGCTCGGCCATCGCCTCGGATGCAGTGGCAAAATCAGCCGGTACGCCCTTAAGAATTTCCTTGAAGTCGCCCTTTAGCCCTTCAAGATCCTTACCAGTCGCCCCCGTATTAGCTCGTATAGTGTTGTAGGCAGACTGAAGCTCGTCACCCATCTTGAGAGCAGCAATCCCAATTACACCAATTCCAGCACCTACGCCAAGCGCCGCTATCTTGAGATTCCCGATACCCTTCGAGGC